GCCAATTTAGCTAAACCTGGATTTTCTTTTTTACTTATAGGTTTTTTCATTTTTTTCCTCCGTTTCTAAATATTTGAGTTCCCTTTATACCATAAATGCTCGCCACGACAAGGATCCATAAATTAGTGAACCAGCTGGGAAGCTGCGAGAACATTTCGAAGAACAATTTTACTTTGTCCATCGCTGTCGGGTCATCCGATACCACTGCCCACGCCAAAATTAACACGGGCGTGCTTAATATTATGAGGACCGCCTCGTCCTTCCAGTCCGATTGTCGGGCTTCTAGCAATTTTCCCTGGTAAGCTTCCTCACCTCGGGCCATTTTTCTTGCATGTTCCATTTGAGCGTCTGCCATTAACATTTTTGTCTCTTGACGCTTCTTAAAAATGTGTGAACCAGCGTTTACAGCTAATTTTATTGCACTAAACCACATTATGACTTCCTTTTTGATTTTCCTGCTTCAGAAAGTGCGATTGCAATCGCTTGTTTTCTAGATTTTACTTTTTTCTTTGATTGTCCAATAGGTAATTTACCTTTTTTGAACTCCTTCATCACTTTTTTTATTTTTTTCTGTGCCTTATTCATTTCCACCTCTAAATATTTTTACTTTTGGCATTGTTGGAGCAGAATTTTTCATCATTGAATCAACATTTGGAATAGTTTTTGATAAAATTGTTTTTTCAATTGATGTATCAGCTCTTAATTTTGCCAATTCTTCGTTTTGATCTAGTTTTTCATCTTGATTTGATTGATTCATCATCGCTTTCATCTTATCAAGGTCCATTCTCTCTTTACCTTCACGTTCTTTTCTATCATTTTCCATTGCTCTAAGGTCTAATTCTCTTGATCTTAGTTTTGCAATTGGATCATTATCAAATTGTGAAGTAATTTTCTTCTCTTCATTCATAAATTCTTCCATCATTTCAGCAATCAATACAGCTTTTCTACCTTCAATTTTTTCTGTTAGCATTTTTAATTGTATTTGCATCTGTTGAGCCATCATTGGATTCTGTTGCATAGCTGCTTGCATTTGTTGTATTTGAATTAGTTCATCTCTAAACTCTATTTCAACTTGTTCTTGAGCCATTAAAGAAATATGTTCAAAAATATTTTTTTCTAAACTTGCCATCACCATTGGATTATTTCTTGCAATGTTAGTTGCCATGAAATTTAAATGAGATGTAATATGTGCTCTATGATCTTGACCTGGAAATGCTTGAAACTGTTTACTAGCTAATGCATCAATGTGTTCTAACGCCGGATCTTTTGGCATTGGTTGCATTGGTTTAATTAAAACACTATCAATATTTTTAACACCTAAAGCTTCATACATATTTCTATATGCTTGATACAAATTGTGCATCTGTGGATTTGAAGATGCCAGTTGGAGTTCCGTTTGCGCGAGTGAAATACGCTGTGTTTGGGAAAAAATGTTAGGGTCAGCAACTGGCAATATATCTACACGATCATCAAAGTCTGTTTGTTTAATCATTCTTTGACCCCCAACTACATCATACGGATATTCTTGAGGTAGATATAACTTGAATACTCTAGCCATAAGTTTGAATTCATTCTTTAAAGCCGAGTAAATTCTTTTATGAATCGCAGACATAGTTCTTGATCCACGTTCTAATAATGCAACTGTGGTTCCAACTGCAGCTTGTTGATTACCATCACCTACTTGTAAATCTGCAATCGATGCAAATCTTTGACCTGCTGAAACCACTACACCCATCAAACTTAATAATGTTTGAGAAGGTTCTTTAAATGGAAGCATCATAAATGAATCTCTTAAATTACCACCTGGTGCATCTACATCTCTAAATTCACCTGGTTGAATTGATTGTGCATCATCTCTAATTCTTATTCCTCTCATTTTAAATCCAGCTGGCAGATTAGATAACGTTCCCGCATCTAAGAGCTGTCTTAAAGCTGCGGTCGCTGTTCTAGACAGTCCACCAATCATGTGGATTAAACCGAAACCATAAAAACCTAAACCCGGTAAAAATTTGAAATGAACAAAATATTGAACTTTATTTTTATTTGGATCTCCTACTTCATAGTTTCTTTTGATCGATAAAATTTCTCTTGAGCCTTCTTCAAGTGTTACAATGTATGGAAGTTTAATTCCTGACGGCTCACCAGTCTCTGGATTAACATCTTCAAAACCTTCGATGTCTAAATTCACGTGACATTCTAGAAGAGTATATAAATCATCATTCTTAGTTTTAGATACTCCTTCTAATTCTCTTTCTTTTTTCTCAACATCAGTTTCTTTATCTTGTGGTGCAGATAAATCAATGTCTCTATAGAAACCTGCAATCTGTTGTTTTCTTAATTCGTTTTCAGAAATTTTTACTTTATGGATGACTGCTTCCGCATCGTCTAATGAGGTAGCCGTATACGGAACCACTAAGTCATCAGCCGGTACAAACTTTGATACCGCTCTACCTTCTACTTCATCATAATAAACTTTTTTAAAAGTTGATCCAGATAATGGAAGATGAAATAACATAGAATCAAATTCAGGTTCATACTCTTTCATTTGTTCCATGATTTGATAGTTCATAAAATCTTTAACACGTGTTGCTTGATCTGTTTTTTCTGGAGTTGGTATTCCAAGTATCTGAGTTCTAACCGGTCCATCTGCTGGAAGTAATTCTTTATAAGCTAAAGCTTGAAACTGTGTTACAGCTTCTGCAAGAACAGGATGTGTTGCACCTGATGCACCTTGGAAAGGTTCTGTTCTATTATCGTATTTGAAACCTAATAAATCTAAACCTTGAGTGTAAGTTCTTTCCCAATCTTTTCTGGACATTGAGTAGTCCATGTATTTTTGATTTAAGTCTGATGCTAATGAACCTAAAACATCATCAGGTAAAAAGTCTGCTAAGTTTGCATAATGCTCATCACCACCTTCAGGGGATGCAGCTTGTGGATCTAAATTAATATCAACTGATCCATCTTCGTTTTCTGTAACTTCAACATCATCAGGAGCATCTTGTTGCTCTGATACTTGTTCAATTACCTGCTCTTGAATTTCTTCTTCGCCTGGTACGTTAAATTCTTTTCTTGGCTCGTTTGGTAGAGCCTTGTCTATGTCTGCCATTATTTTTCTCCGTATGTTCTATCACTTTAACAGTATTATATAAAATATTCAAGCCCTGACTCTGTGGCCCTGACTTTGGTGGTGGTCCACTTTTTTTACCTTTAAATGTCATTGTATGGATTCTTATCTAACTTTTTAATATCAATTAAATCTGGTCCGCCCAATGGATCTTTTATTTCACCTGAATTTCCCGGTAAACCTTTGAAAGCACCTTTGAACATATTTGCTGTCAACGTTTTTTGTGGTAAAGGTAAATTAGATGCTCTCGTTGTTTTAACATCTGGAAGTTTATTTTTAATCATGTTAATTAAACTTTGAACAGTGGTTTGAGTTTTACCATATTCTTTTCTTGATGTTTTATCCATATCAGTTTTAAAAGTTACAGGTTCTCCAGAAACACCTGCAAATGTTTTTGCAAGGTCTACTCCTTTAGCTGTAAATTTTCCAGTGTCAGGATTGACAGTATAATAACCTAATGTTCCATTAAGTCTGCTTCCTAAATCTTTAGCGAATCTTTTAGATGTATTAGCTGCTAAAAAATTTAATTTAGTTAAATCATATTTGTAACCCTTTGGTTTTTTATCAATTAATTTTTTTTGTTCTGTAGTAATATTTTTTATTGCTTTATCATAACCTTCGGCAGATCTATTTAATGAAGCATTAGTCATACCTGTATCTCTTGATGTTACATCTTTAATGCCAATTACTTTTGGTAAAAAATGTGCAAAATTAAATCCTGATTTTTTAGGAGCATTTATTTCAGATCCTTGATGAGCTGTTATAAATTTTTGTCGTTCTTTTCCGTATTTACTTTTTTCTACTGTAATAGGTTTACCTTCTCCAGGAATAATTAATTTAGGAAATCTTTTTAATTCATTTTTAGTTACAATTTTATTTTTATAATATTTTCCTTGTCCTACTAAATCTTTTTTAGTTAAAGGATATTCTTTACCATTAATTATTTTAGGTGGTGCATTTTTTATTGCTTCTTGAACAGTTTTAAAATCTCTCATGTTAGCTGTATACTGATTCTTGCCTCCGGGATTTCTATTAAAATCTTTTGGAGTTCCTTCATCAAAACCAACTCTACCACCTGCAGCATAACCTTCTTCTCTAGCTTCTTTATAAGCTTCTTCAAAAGTTAAATTATCAGTATCCATTAATTCTATAATTTTTTCTCTTAATTTTGAAATGTCTGGTTCATCAGAACCATCAGAATATTTTACTCTGCCACCGGTTGCATATCTTTCTAAATCTTTGTCTCGTTCTTCAATTTTCTTTGTAACCATTTCTCCAGCTTTACCAAATAATGGTTTTACAATTCCTAAATAATCTCTGTAAGATAGTTCATCATTTTTATAAGCTTTGAATGCATACTGACCTACCATGTCTGCATATGATTTTGGATCAATCATATTAGCTGCACCTTGGGTGTTTAAAATATCTAATACTTTAAGAAATTGTTTTGGTTTTGGAATGGGTCTGTCGGGCATTACAGTACTCCTGCAATACCGCCCTTAGCTCTTTTTTGTTTTTCTTTTTTTCGTTGATCAATTAACTGTTTAATCATTTCAACATCTAAATCTATTTTGTCACCATCTTTTTTAATTGGAAAAATGTTAGCACCTTCTCCTGTTGTAGTATCCATTCTCATTGATTTAGGTAATTCGTCTGTTCCTGATGCATACATAGTTCTCATGACTCCGCCATTCATAGCTTGACTTCTTGCCATTGATAAAAACTCATCAATAGACATTACAGGCTGACCTTGTTCTTCAGCGTCATATCTATATTTTTCATACTCTTCAACAATCAGTGGATCGTAATTACCTGGTTCGTATTCTGCCATTTTAATTGATGGAGCTTTTCTTTTTGATGCTAAACGATCTAAATATTCTTGTAGTTGAATTATTTCAACTTCATTTAACTCGTCAATACCTTTACCAAATAATTCTCTTGCAATACTATCTGCATCAGCTTTTCTACTTGGTTCTGATGCCATTTTATTTTTAAGACTATTGATCCCTGAAGCCTGATCCGTTGGAGCACCTATCATTTTTTTAATGTCTTCAAATTCTTCAGGAGACATATCTTCTTGTTCTGGAATATCGTCTTCTGAACCCATTGCATAGTTAGCACGCATCATGCCTCCGGATGCTTCGTTCTTTCTCATCATGTCAGCTTTATCTGCCATCATGTCTTGAAACTGATCCATAGCAATATTGTAAACTTTGATTTGCATCTTTGGACTCAAGTCTGCAAAGTCATAACCCATGTCATCTGCTACTTGATCCGCAATCTCTTGAATTTTCATCTTGTCCATAATCTAATAATACACCTTTTGTGTTTGTTGTAAAGGCTCGTCTTCATAGTCATCAGGGTGATGAATCAAGCCTCCTTGTCTAAATCGCATTACTGCTTGTGTCATTGAGTCAACTAAATCGTCATGATCTCCAAAAGGAAACGCTGCGCATTCCTCAATAACTTCTTGTGCGAACTCCATATCAGTGGGCGCCCATATTCTCCCTGATT